ACTTCCAAACCAAATTGATTGATTTACTGAAATCATCCGATGATAAACGTAATCTATTTATGAAAATCAGACAGGCGGTAGCAGATAATCGATTAAACGATTATTCAGAAATGTATTCGATGTTGTATGATAAGGTAGATGATTACGCAAGTGGAAATACAGCAAATGTAATCTTAACTATTGCAGATGGTTTATCCAAAGATGCTTTAGTAGTAGATAAAGAAATAGTGTTTATGAGCACAATTATTCAAATTTTAAATATTATAAAATAATGGAAAACATGCAATTCCAAGCAGCACCACAAATCGATTTAAAAGATACACGCGATATTCCGTGTGAATGTGGTAACTTACTTTTTATGTTAGGTTATAGATTCCGTAAGGCATCTAAATTATTGACCGGTGGTGATAGAGATACTGTAATGCCATTCGAAGTACCTTTGTGTACTAATTGTGGTAAACCATTGGATGAATTTTTACCTGATGAATTAAGAAGTTCAAAAGAAGAAAAATAATGGCAGCTAAAAAGTTATTTGACCATTTAAATGCAATAACCGCAGAGCAAGACCCAAACTACTTCAATAAACTTTCGGAAGAAGATAAGAAATCATGGAGTAATTTTATGATTAATCGCTTTCTTTCTATGAAGCCGGAATGGGTTGAGCTTATTGCATCATTATTACCATTGACTCAAACCTTAGAACCAAAGGATATGTACAAATTGTATATTAGTGTTCTTCCAAAAGGAAAGCAATATCTAAAATATACAAAGGGGAAATCCGATGAAAAATATGAAGAATTTTTAGTTGAGTTAATCAAAAAAGAGTTTACAGTGCCAGAATCACAGGCAGTAGAATACATTGATATTTTATACTCTACTAGAGAAGGTAGAGAGAATATTAAATATATTTGTGAAAAGTACGGAATAGAGAAAAAACAAATTACGAAACTGAAATTAAAGATATAAATCTTTGGTTTATTTAAATAAATTTCGTATATTTGTTATATGGCTAGAGTATCATTTTCACAATATAGTATGTGGAGCAGTTGCCCACAACAATATAAACTAAGTTACATAGATGGATTATCACAATCCACATCCAATATACATTCAGTATTTGGTTCAGCAATGCACGAAACATTGCAAGAGTATTTAAGTAGATGCCTTCGTATCTCCAAATCACAAGCTGATAAGGGAATGGATACGAAAGCATTTCTTAAAGAAAAGATGAGAGAGATGTATCTCAAAGAATCTAATGAAGGTAAAGACCCAATTTGTACAAAAGAAGAATTAGTAGAATTTTTAGAAGATGGGAATCTTATATTAGATTACTTTCAAAAATCTAAAAACTTTAATAATTTCTTTTCTCTAAAGTACGATGAGTTGGTTGCTATCGAACAACCAATCAATACTAAAATCAGAGAGCACATTAATTTTTTAGGATTTATAGATTTGGTTGTTAGAAGTACTTTCGATGGTAAATATAGAATTATAGATTTCAAAACATCTACATCGGGTTGGAGTAAATACCAAAAGAAAGACCCAACCAAAAACGCACAAATACTTCTTTACAAAAAGTTTTATTCAGAAATGTTAGGAGTTTCTATGGATATGATAGATGTTGAGTTTATCATTCTAAAAAGAAAAGTTTCCGAAAATACTGATTACCATATTCCACGTATTAGTAGACACGTTCCTGCTAATGGTAAACCATCTATTAATAAAGCTTGGAATGAGTTTAATACATTTGTAGATAATGTATTTAACCCAGATGGTACTTATAGAACCGATGTTCAATTTCCTAAGAAACCATCGAAGTTATGTGGTTGGTGTGAATTTTATGGAACACATTGCGATGGAAAATAATTTTTTGTATATATATGTATATACAAATATTATTAACTATGGCAGATTTAAAATTAACTACGGTTAAGGTTATAAAAAAGTTATATGATGAGGATTTTAAAATAACCACAATTCAAGGTGGATTAAATTTTCAAAGACTTGTTAATAGAACTTTAGACCTTTACACAAAAAACGAAGAATTTAGAAAACAATTAAACGAATACACTATATTACAAATTAGTGGTTCACAATTTTAAGAGAACAAAATAAGTTATGGCAAAAAAGAAAATCCTATTACTTTCGGATGACCTTCGTATGACAAGTGGTATAGCCAATGTATCTAAACAATTGGTGTTAGGTACGGTAGATAAATACGATTGGGTTCAATTAGGAGCAGCAATTAAACATCCAGATGCTGGAAAAATATTAGATTTAAATGAAAGCGTTAGGGAGCAAACTGGCGTAGCTGATGCTAATGTAAAAGTATATCCATTCGATGGATATGGTAATGCTGATGTAATCAGACAATTATTGATGACAGAAAAGCCGGATGCTATTCTACACTTTACTGACCCAAGATATTGGCTATGGCTGTACGATATTGAGCATGAAATCCGCCAATCAGTTCCACTATTCTTTTATCACATTTGGGATGATTTGCCAGACCCAAAGTACAATAGAGATTATTATGAAAGTTGTGATTGGATTGGTTGTATCTCAAAGCAAACCTATGGTATTACCCGTAGAGTTTGGGGTTGGGATAAAGAAAAACATTGGAAGAAGCCAGAAGATTGGCAAGTAAGTTATGTACCACATGGCATCAATTCCGAATTGTATAAGCCAGTAGATGTTCCTACTGATTTCAAACAAAGAATATTTGGTGATAAAGAATATGAATTTATTCTATATTGGAATAATAGAAATATTCGCAGAAAACAACCTATGGATGCTATGTTGGCATTCGATGAGTTTAGAAAAAATTTATCAGAAGATAAATGGGATAAGGTATGTATGTTAATGCACACCGAACCCGTACAAGAACATGGTACTGATTTACCTACATTCATAGAACATTGTATGCCGGATTCAAAGGTTATATTTGTTCCCGATAAATTTACTGAAGCAGAACTCAACTATCTTTATAATTTGGCAGATGTAACAATCAACGTAGCATCTAATGAAGGATTTGGATTAGCAACTGCAGAATCGGTAATGGCTGGAACTCCTATCATTGTAACGGTTACAGGTGGATTACAAGACCAATGTGGATTCAGAGAAAAAGGTAATGGTAAACTACTAACTGCAGAAGATTATGTAGAGATTGGTTCATTACATGACCGTTACAAAAAGAACACACACGTTTGGGGAGATTGGGTAAGACCAATTTGGCCAGTTCGTTCAACAACGGGTTCAGTTCCTACTCCATATATTTTTGATGATAGGATTGATTTTCAGGATGTAGCTCCATTAATTATGGAATTCTATCAAATGGGTAGAGAAGAAAGAAAAGCAGCGGGATTAAAAGGTAGAAAGCACTTTTTAGGAGAAGGCAAATTAAGTTTAGAAGCAATGTGTGATGCATTAGTAGAAGGTATGGAAGGCGCATTTGCAAATTGGAAACCAAAACAAAAATTTAAGTTAATAGAGTTATAATATGAAACCAACATTAGTATTTCAAGCACCAATTGCAACGAGAAGTGGATATGGTGACCACGCTAGAGATTTGTTGCATTCACTATATAAATTAGATAAATTTGATATCAAAGTAATCAGTACTCGTTGGGGAAATACTCCAATGGATGCACTTAATTACGATAAACCATTTCACAAATGGATTATAGATAACATTATACCAACACTGCAGCAAAAGCCAGATATATACATACAGGTTACTGTTCCAAACGAATTTCAACCATTAGGTTTTTACAATATAGGAATCACCGCAGCAATTGAAACTACACATTGTGCATTAGATTGGATACATGGATGTAATCGAATGGATTTAATCATAGTTCCATCGGAGCATTCTAAAAAAAGTTTAGTAGATACTGTGTATAATGAGCAAGATAAAAGAACAGGACAATTGATAGCTCAACATAAGATTCAAAAACCTGTTGAGGTTCTTTTTGAAGGTTTTGATGAAGCAGATTTCGGAACTGAAATTGTTGCTAATATTTCCGAATTAGATGAAGTAAAAGAAGATTTTGCATTCTTATTCGTAGGACATTGGTTGAGGGGTGATTTAGGAGAAGATAGAAAAAATGTTGGAATGATGATTAAAACATTCGCAATGGCTTTTAAAAATGAAAAAGTAAAGCCTGCATTGATTCTAAAAACATCATCAGCTGGATTTAGTGTAATGGATAGAGAAGCTACTATCAAAAAAATAAAACAAGCATTGGGTAAAGATTATGGACAAGTTCCAATTTATCTATTGCATGGCGACTTAACACCTGCACAAATGAATGGATTATACGAACATCCAAAAGTAAAAGCAATGTTAAACTTTACTAAAGGTGAAGGATTTGGTAGACCATTATTAGAATTTAGTTTAACAGGTAAACCTGTAATTGTTTCAAATTGGAGTGGACATTTGGATTTCTTAAAGAGTGGTGCGGTATTATTAGAAGGTGAATTAAAACCCGTACACGAATCTGCCGCTGACCAATTCTTATTAAAAGAATCACAATGGTTTAATGTTAATGTTTCAAAAGCATTACCTGTAATCAAGGATGTTTATAAGAATTATGATAAATACAAAGTAGCATCATTCCAATTAGGAAAGCAAAACAAACAAAATTTCAGTTTAGAAAAAATGACTAAATTGTTCGATGGTATTTTGAATGGTTATGGTATTTATACTAAAATACAACCAAAATTCCAACAACTACAATTACCTAAATTAAAACCTTTGAATAAGTAATGAGTAATTACAACCCCATATATCGTAAATTTATAGATAGTAGAAATTTCATATCGCCATTAAAAATGGTAAGAGCTAAATTTTATCTGATAAAAGAATATGAATATGTGGATGGTACAAAAGGTAGATTTACAGAAACAACTGCACCAATTATTTATACATTATTTGTATCGAAATCCAAAGATATAGTGCATGCTGTAAAAGTATCAAATATAAGTCCACAATTAATTAAAAAATTTTTTGGTAAGTTTGTAAACGAAGATGAAGAAAAATTACAAATGAAAGGAGGGGCTAAAAAGTTTTATTCATCCGTAGTTTCCAAAGTACCTATAATAACAAACGAAGCTTATAGAACTTATAAAATAAGTGGCTTTGGAAAGGTTATAGAATTGAATATGGATGTAAATGAATTGACTCCTAAAAATGTAAACGTAATTGGTATAGATAAAGCATCACAAAAAGGAAACGTATAGTAGGTTATGATAAAGTTTTTTGGTTGTAGTTTTACACAAGGTGGCGGATTAGATAATATTGATTATTATAATTACATAGAAAATACTGAAGTTCCTTTGACGTATTGGCCAAAAAATTCCACACCGGAACAAAGAAGAGATATTATTAATTTTTTGAACTCATACAGAGAGTACAATAGATTCACATCCATATTAGAACGTTCTTTAAATATTCCAATAATTAATTTAGCCAAATCACAATCATCAAACGATTGTATATTAGAAACTTTATTTAAAGAAATTGATAATAATTCTAAGGAAATTTATTTTGTAATATTATCACTATCACATCGTAGATATTGGTATTATGAAGTTGATAATAAAAAACACAATTTAAATATGCCAGAATTTTCAGCACAACCATTTGAAAATAAAGAATCTTATAGACCATTATATAATCTATTTGAAAATTATTTGAAATACATATATAATTTTAATGATGAATTAAAACAATTAATTAGAAACATAAAGTTATTTGATTCTTTTGCTAAATCTAAAGGTTCAAAAATAATTTGGTCAGCTTGGGAAATGGGTGATTACCAAAGAAAATTAGAAGATATAAATTCAGTTGCAGAAAATTGTCTATTGTTCGATGGATTATCTTTAAAGCATTTTTGTATAAAAGAAGGATTACAAATAGAAGCTGAAACCAATGGTTTAGTGCCTGATAATCACATAAGTAAACACGGAAACATAATTGTAGCAAACAAAATAGAAGAATACATAATTAAAAACAAATTGTTATGACATCAAACGAATACGTTATTTGGCTGAAAGGTTTTGTAGAAGCCTGCCACGAATACGCACCAACACCAAAACAATGGGATGCGTTAAAAGATAAATTGGCTGAAGTTACAGATACTTCAACTCCATCATTTCCATTTGGAGTTCCGAATACAACTCCAATGTGGCAAGAACCACATTATCCAAATCCATTTCATAAACCATTAGACCCATATAATCCATATAAAGTAACTTGTCAAAAGCCGGATACAAATGGTACAACAATTACAACAACGCCTGGTACCGGATTTATTACAATATCAAATCCAAATTTAGTATCATTCAGCAGTGGTTCATCTACATCAACCACATATGGGTATCCAAGCGGTTCGGCATGGCATTATACAAATAATAAATCACATAACGAAGATTAAATGAAAAAAGTATTAGTTACGGGCGGAGCAGGATTTGTTGGATATGCGTTATCAACTGAATTATTAAAAAGAGGATACGAAGTCCATGTGATTGATAATCTTTCAATTGGAGCAGAAGCAAAAATTTCTCCATTTGTAAAGTTTTTAGGTGGAGATGTGAGGGCAATGGATAATATACAAAATATCGCATACGATTACATATTCCATTTAGCAGCATTGAGTAGAATTCAACCA